GCAAACCTCTCGTAAGGTATTGCTTCCGGGGTCTGCTGTTGCTGGTCCTGATTCTGATTTTGCCCCTCGGCGGCAGGAGCCTCGTTTACGCCCGTTTGTACTTGTTCTTCTTCCATGACTATTCCTTTCTTTCTGCGACTTATGGTTCGGCTTCAACCTTTGCCGGTCGGCGATTCCGGCTGTAACGCCTAAAAGCCCGTGTCACTGGTTAATAAAAAAGCTAATAAAAAAGCTAATAAAAAAAGCCCTGCTTCATGCGCTTTACTCTGGCGAGTATTGCACATAAAACAGGGCTTCGATTTTTTCGATTGTCCCTTGAGACGTTATTTAGTTGTTAAGTTATTTCTCCTGTTTTTCAGGTTTAATAGACTGCTCGATATTACAGTTTACGTACTTTCCGTTTTGTATGTTGAAATTGACCTTGCCGAAAAATCCGTCCATGTGTCTGGCAAGCTCTTTACCGAGCATATTTACTAGATTGTTTCTTTCTTCTTCTTTCATATCGATCAATTATAAATTATTGGACTGTTATTGTTTTTCGCCGAATCAAACACTGCCTTGTTCCCTTCTTCTGACATCTCGATATGATCTGTCGGAATATCATCCGGCAAGGCGCTTAAAAATTCCACTATGCCCTTTTTGTTGTTAACGTACACACACAGCGTCCCGATCATCGCGGGCGGCTGCTCTTTCATTAGCATCAAGGTTGTCTTTATTTCGTTTCTGTTGGCCCAATCGCTTCTGACGAGGATATAATATTCGTCGTGCTTGCTTGCGTTCTGGTCAACAACCTTTTCTATCGATTTTACAAGGTCGCTGCTAAGCTCTTTTCTTATGTCGCCTATAAATGTAGGCATGCTATCTCCTTGTCTTTGCTTTCTTTCGGGTTTCGGATGTCTGCTTGTAGAGGTCCGTGATTGCTTTGGCCGTATTTACAAGGTTGTCATTTTTCATCTTGTCGATCTCAGCGAGTGTCTTAACCCTGTCAAGGTCTGCCTGTGCGTAGTTATGAACACGATCGGCGCGTCTTTCCTGTGCCTGGGCGAGATTTTCGGCTATCTGGGACTGTGTAAGCTGCTGGGAAAGCTGTTCGTTCTGCATCTGTTTCTGCTGAGCCTGCATCTGCTGCTGTTCGGCCTGCTGAATATGCTTTTTGATATGCTCTTTGAGCTGTATCGGTGCGGCGTCTATGATCGCCGTAAACGGTATAGGAGCGCCAGCCTCTCTCAAGGCTTTCAGTTCCTCGTAGTACATCTGCCTTTGGCTGTCGGTCAGTAATCCCTCTTGAACGCTTATGTCGTACCTGCTAAGGTCTGTATCGTAAAACTCCTGCGTGGGCTGTTCGTTGAGAATCCGGGTAACTTTTTGCGGTGAATAGTTTTTCTGCACAATCTCTATAAGCCGTTTGCCGAGCAGCTTCTTGGAAAACCGATAGTTATCGAACAAATCCTGCAATATCGTCAATGCCCCGCCCTGACGCAGCTTTGACAGCACACCAGCAATATCTTTTTCCTCTGTTCCAAACAGTTCCTGGTTGATTCCGGGTATCTCGGTCAGTAGGTTGTCGATGGTTTCGCTCAGGTGGAACAATCCCTGCGGTATGTCCTGTGTCTGTTTGTTTCTCAGAGCGTCCAGTCCGGCAGGATTCCCGTTGTTTTTAATATACGTAACCTTTCCCTGCCCCGACTGATAAAGCGTCTCAGGGTTGATTATAGTGCCCTCAAGAGCATCATAGCCGGAGTTTATACGGCTTTCGATGATGTCAATATTCTGCGACATCCGCTTGTTAAACTCTTTTTGCGGATCGCGGATAACCCTTACAACGCCCTGGAGCTTGTCTTTGTCGCTTTCGATCTCAGGATAAAACATGCCGATAAGAGGAACAAATCTGTATTCGTCAAGCCCGAACGGGTCGGGTCCTGTATAAAGAACCTCGTCCTGCAGGATAATCGAAAGCTCTGTCCTCTGAAACCACCTGTCGATCGCTGTTACCATCGGATAGGTCGACAGTATATGATCGAGAGCTTTCTGGCCTCCCTGCCATACCTGCTCCTGACCGGTCCTGCGGTCTATCAATACTTTTCTGCGTTCTGTTTTCTTTCTCCAGAACTCATCATAAGCGAGCAAATCTTCTGAATACCTCTTATGTGCCAGTGGCACTTTGATAAATTTCTCGTCCCTGCCCGCCTGCAAAGAGTCGATTATCCGATCCTTGCCCGGGATAAGCATCTTCGCTTCGTCTTTGGTGACATATTCACGGCGCAAAAAATAGCCGCAATCACTCATATCACGCTCGGAAAAGGTCGGATCGGGCAAGCAGCGATTGTACGGCAGTCTCTTTAGTTTAATATCGCCGTTCCGGTCAACAAACGGCTCGACGAAATTTATCCCGGAAATCAACGGCCCGCATTCAAAAGCATCGCTCATTACATTGTAGCCGTTGCTGGACCTCATAACATCCATAACAACCTTGGTAATCTGGCTAGCCGCCTTATCATCCTCAAACCCTACAGGATCAACTTTAAACGCAAGCCGGTTCTTACGCTGGTAACCGGTAATAATCTTGATTACACGCCGAATACGGTTGAATACAAGGGCGTTCCGTCTCTGGCTTGCAAGATAGTTCTTCTGCGTAGAATCCCACTGGTCGCCGACGACAAACTCATGATCCTTTTTTGCCTCATGCCAGTACTCGTTCCACCCGGCATGCGCCATCTTGTAAGCTTCGTTCCAGTCTTTTTTTATGTCTTTATCGCTCATAAAAACTCGTAATTAAACCATAACAGGCGGTGCATATTTTTCGTACAGTTCCTTGGCCTCTCGAGGCGACATTGCCCCGCTTACTTCCTCAAAATAGCCTTTTTCAAATACCATCGAGCCGTATCTCAAGGCATCGGCTCCGTGATCGCAGCCATCCTTAAGCGGCATTCCGGTAAAAACCTTCTTTGTTTCGGTAGACAGGCTTTCGTTTGTGCGTTCCCTGTAATGTTCTAAGCAATCAAGTCCATATTCACATTCTTCAGCGTCAAACCAGCACCTGTCTAAAAACCTCCGAGTTCTCGGTATTCCGTCTTGCGTTACGCTTCTTTCTTTTGGGAGCGGTTTAACGTTGAAATTATACTCTCTTAGTACTTCAAGGGCCGTTTCGCCTCTAGTGACCCTGTGTGCGTTGTTATCCATATCAACAGGCGTGTAAACAGCTCCGTACCTGTAACCCTCTGTTTCAGCCCATTCCAGCAACAGTTTTGCATATCCATCTACCCCAACCCCCGCATCCTGATAATACTTAATGAAATTTACGTCTGTTCCATTCGGCTGAAACAGCCATATCGCTGTAGTGTATCCAACGTCCATAACCACGTATACAGGTGAAGACGATCTTAATGATACTTTTGTTATACGCCCTTGTTTTCGCAACTGTGCCAGTTTTTCACCATAGTACGCACCGACAATATCTTCCTCTTCGTCGCTATTGTTAACATATCGCCGATACTTCTTAGGGCTTTCGACCTCCATAGACTTTAAGTCCTCAATAAAATCTTTAGGGAGATTTTCCCAATTTTCAAAGGTCGTCATTTCATGCAGTTCATGTTCCGGCTGCGGGTATTTTGTCCAGTTTCGCCAAATCCAATTATGGCCGTTGGCGTTGGCTATTAACATGATCTGTCTGACAGGGCCAGATTTAAGCTTAGCTACAAGACCGTCGAACGGCGGGTACGCCTCGAACTTTTCATTAATCTCAAGCTCGCGTCTCAGCCGCCCCCTGAGCATATCAAATTCATCGGTGCTATCGAATTCTTCCGCCTGTTCTATGTAAGCCCATCCAAGATTGACATTCTGAAGCCCTGAAAGCTCGTCTCCGTGCCGAAACATAATAACGCTGTTTGTGCCGGGTATGGTAACTTCTTTAGTGCTCATTGGCACTTTTAAGCCTGTGTAACGCTCAAAATCTTTTAAAGTTGAATCTCGCAGGTCTGTAAACTTGCGCCGTACAATTAAGCCCAGGTTATTTTTGTAAATGTTAGACAGCAATATACCCTTAAAAATTGCCGTCATAGTCTTGCCGGTTCCCCAGCTCGCTTTAAAGCAAGGGAATCTTGCTGTAGACTCAAAAAAAGCGGCCTGTTTAGGCTCAAAATTTATTTTCTTTTCTACTACTGGCACTATTTTTTACCCAACATCAAAACAAACTGCTCTATCTTCTGCTCATTATCCTTTTCAAACTGCCCGAAATACTTCATAAGGTTTTCAAGGTTCTTGTCCTTGTTCCAGAACTTTATTTTCTTAATCCAGCCTGTTGTTTTGCCCTTACGGTCTTTTATTTCCTCTACCTCAAAGCTGCTGATCGCCTTGCGTATATCGTCGGGAACATCTTTAATATCTTTTACACACCCGTTATCATCGAACGCGTCTTTAACGTCACACAAGGCTATACGCTTGCACTCGGCAAGCACTCTTTCCGGCGTCAGATCGTTGGCTTTCAGGGCCTTTTTTCGCAACTCGTCCAGCCGTCTTTGAATATCTTTTCGCTGTAGCAAATCCCACGCCGTTGCATGTGCGCTCGACGGATTATATTTTGCCCTTATCGCCGCCTGTGTCCCGTTAAAGTCCACAAGGTACTCGTGACAAAAATTCTCTCGTTTATCTGGTAGTTTTTTTGTTGCCATTTAACCGCCTTGTACGAATACGCCTCTAAACCCTTGCCCGCCACCGCCTTGTCTGAATATGCCTACAAGTTTTTTAAATACCTCCAATGATGGATAGCCAGACATGTACCACGTATCATCAAAGTCCCAGTTTGTAAAAGTAGATTGTGTTTTCATCTCGGCGGTTGCTTTTGGCGTACCCTTGCCTGTGTCGCTCTGGCCGGATGTTTCGGAATCATAATAAGAGTCCGTTACTCTATCATTATCTTGACCGACCAAACCACCTAAAGCATCGCCACCCGAAACAGCACCTGTAGAATAACATCTCTCAACTGGACCAAACGATGTGTTATCGCCAATTAAACCACCCCCTAACTCCGTATCAGCTATTGCTTCAGCATGTGAATAGCAATTCCTTATTGTATCCAGATTTTGACCAACCAATCCGCCGATACACGCATCGCCATAAACGATCCCTGTGGAGTAACACTCTGTAATTGTGCCATAATTTCCGCCTGCAAGCACTCCGCCGTATTGTCCTGCCTGAAGATCAACATCTACAGCTTCTACGCCTAGTTTGGTTACAGTGCCTTCAATAAATCCAAACAATCCTTGATAGTCAGTATTATTACTGATATATATCCCGGTTATCTTATGACCGTCCCCGTCAAAGTTGCCTTCAAACGGATCTGCATAAGTGCCTATAGGATTCCAATCGCCGGTAGTTCTAATATCATTAACTTGTTTGTAATTCCAGCTTAAGGTGTTAGAATCAGTATTTATGCCTTCAAGTTCTTCTTGCGTGCTTATAGATACATCAGATGTACCACTGTTAACATCAACAGTCCAACCGCCAAGATAAGACAGCTCGTATGCGTCTGTCATGCCTGTGTCGGATGGAGATGAGTTGTTGCCGTCAATCCTAAAATCAACACTTCTGCCTGGGTTCGCTGCTTCGTTGACTTTTGCCGATGCGAGTAGGAAATCTACTTCTTGTTGGGTGAAGTTACAGTTATCTAAACGACAGGTTGTCAAACTGGCCAGTGTATCAATACAGCCTGATGTAATCATTACGTCTGTGTTATAAAAATGCAAAATACTCAGGATTATCATGTCTGATAGATTTGATATATCTCCTGTTACGTTTGTGTTATAAAAATTCAAATTACTCAGGCTTGTCATGTCTGATAGATTTGATATGTCTCCTGTTACGTTTGTGTTACTAAAATGCA